CCCTCCCCTGATTCTCGGACGGTCGCCAAGGCGACACGTCCCGAACGCAACGAGGATTTCGAGAAGTTCTGGCTCGCCTACCCCAAACGAAAGGGAGGCAACCCGAAGCATCCGGCGAGATCGAAATTCGAGGCCGCCTGTCGGGGCGGCGCTAGCCCGGAGGCTGTTATTGCGGCCGCCAAAATTTATGCTGCTGACGAAAAAGCCGGAACGGAATTCATCGCCCAGGCGGTGACGTGGCTCAACCAAAGGCGCTGGGAGGACTGTGCGCCCAAATACACCCCGGAGCAGATCGAAGAATATGCGCGCCAGCGGCGGGAGAGGACTGCGATTAAGGCCTTGGCGCCGCCGACAGCCCCGCCATACACGCCTAGCCCAGAGGAAGTCGAACGGGGCCGGGAGTGGTATGCGCGTCGGCGAATGGGGAAGTCGGGAATAGGAATGCGGGCTGCGGGCGATGCTGTGGTGCACCTGGTGACCCAAATGGAAGAACAAAAAAGGCAGGCGTCGTGACCCCCACGGCCCGCTATCCCGAACCAAACGTGATCAGGTTTGTGCGGCGGTTTTTCCCGAAGCCGGGACGTGTGCTCGACATTGGCAGCGGCTCGGGGAACCATGCGCGGTTCTTTGAGGATGAGGGGTGGAACGTTACGGCAATTGATCCTGGGGATGTTCGAGCGCATTCGCATCTCGGCATTCGAGCGTGGCTGCAGCTGAGCAGGGATTATGAAGAATATGACCTAGTTCTAGACCACAACACGCTTTGCCACGTCGAAAACCCACCCTACCGACAAATACACGAGGCACTAACCGACGCCGGAGCGTTTCTTTGCGTCCATCCAACAGATGAAACCTGGCCGGGTGTGGGCGCCGGCAAATCCTACACCCGGTTTGCTTCGGAGTATGAGTTACGCAAGAGCCTGAAGCCGTTCCGCGATGTTAGAATCTGGCGCTCGTCTTATCCCGATTTTGGGGACCACGAAATCAGCAGTTGGGTAGCATGGGGGTGGAAGTGAGCGTGCTTGATTGGTTCATAATAATCGAATTGATCATGCTCGTGGTAATCATTTGGCTAACGCGGGGGATGCTTCTGTGATCCTTTCCGGCCATCAGCCCGTCTACCTTCCTGGCATTATCGTGCTGACAAAGATCGCGCTGTCGGACGCTTTCATGTTCGTGGGGCATTGCCAATTCCAGAATAAGAGTTGGCATTCACGCAACTACATTCGCGGTCCTAACGGCCCTCTATTGCTGACGGTGCCGGTTGAAAAGCACATAGGGCAATCAATCGACCAGACCAAGCTCCTCGCCGGCAATTGGCGGCGCAAGCATCTGGCCTCGATCGAGCATGCCTACCGCAAGCGGCCCTTTTTTGATAAATATTTCCCGTCGATAGAAAGAACCATCATGGCCGACTTTGGTTCGCTCGGCTGTTTGAACGCTTGTCTGATTGCAAAATTCTGTGAATGGCTGGGGATAGAGACAGCATATTGTTTGAATATCGGTGTGGAAGGCCATAAAACAGATATGCTCATCAGCATGTGTAAGTCCACGGGTGCAAATCGGTATCTATCGAGCCAGGGGGAGACATATGTTGACCGAAAGCAGATGAAAGACGCGGGGATTAGCCATCATTTTCTGAAGTTCACGCACCCGGTCTACGACCAGGGCCACAAAGACTTTATCGAAAATCTGTCGGTGATTGATTTGTTGCTCAATGTCGGGCCGGAAGCTGGGAAGATGGTCAGGGAGGCTGGGCATGTTCTGGATTAGCAAACCGACCATCGAGGCCAAGATAGCGCGGGCCTTCGGCTATGAGTATTGCACGCTATTTGATTCGGCGCGGTCGGCTATTGCGACATGGAAGAACACGACATGGTGGTATTTGCGCCGCATACCGTCGAATGTTTGTCCGGTGCTTTGGGAGACGATGCTGGGGCGCCCGCAGATCGTCGCGGTAGATCCCGAGACGGGGTTGGCCGGCGTCGGAGTGAATTTGTACGGGTATAGGGATCTTAACCCGACGCGGTTTTATGAAATTGACCCGCTGATGATTGGCTATCTGCGTGAGCCCCGCGCTAAGGAAATGGTTATCAGCTTCGGCCGCAAGAAGATGCTGGATATAGGGGCGGGCGGAGCGCTCCTGAGCAACACCAAGCCGTGGTTTGGCTATTTCCCTGAGGGACTACGGGATGAGCTGGAATATCAGTACGGCATTTTTAATCGGCAGCTCGGGGAAAGGTGGAAGCGCGTCGATTGGTGGGACCGCTATTTGGGCGATAGCTGTGTCCGCATTCCGCAAGAGCAGCTTATGCCGTGGCGGATCATTCGCCGCATTCCAGGCAAGCGCGATGAGGTCGTGAAGGCGCTACGCGAAGCTGGGCATCCGGTAGGCACCAATTATCCGCCGTTGCCGGGGGTAACTGACGCGGGGGCGGTCCAATGGGGAAGGGAAGTCATTAACTTTTTTATACACAAAGACATCGAGCAATACGAAATCCACAAGATGTGCGAGATCATCAAGAGGACAATCGGCCAATAAGCGGAGCTTCGCTCATGACAATGATCATTGCTGAAATATCAGGCAACCATGGCGGCAGTCTTGAGAAAGCATGCGATCTGATTGCTGCCGCCGCCAGGTGTGGCTGCGATGCGGTCAAGTTCCAGCTCTACAAGCCGGAAGATCTGAACGATCCGGCCAATAACGAGGACTATGAGAAATATCATGTGCCATTAGTATGGCTCTATGATATGTTTCAGGATGCGAAGTTTCATGAAATAGATTTATTTGCAAGTGTATTTGCTACCTGGGCCGTTGATGCGCTCAGTCTTTATCAGCCGTTCGCATACAAGATAGCCTCGCCCGAGAGCACGCGACTATCTAGCCGAATATATAGGGAACTTGCCAAAGTAATTCGGCAGACAGACTCCAAGCTGTATGTTTCCAGCGGGCGCATTGATTTGGAAATGATGGTATCGCTTGACCCCGATGTCTTGTTCTACTGCAGGACGGGTTATCCGGCGTACCTTACGGAGTGGGATCTTCAGTTGATGCGAAGGCTGCGGGGCGGATTTTCAGATCATAGCTCGGGTGTGGAGTGGCCGTTGGCTATGATTGCGGCTGGGGCGACGCACATCGAAAAGCACTTCAAGCTGGACGACGATTGTGTGGACGCTGCGTTTTCGCTCAATCCTGAGCAGATGAAGCTTTTATGCGATCTGGCACATCACTGCTCATAACGGGGGGCACTGGCTCGTTCGGCCGAGCATTTACGGAACGGCTGCTATCGGATGGGCTGGCAACCCGCATTTGCATCTACTCACGAGGCGAACATGCTCAAGCTGCCATGCGACTTAGATTCCGCAGTGACGAGCGTCTTCGTTTTTTTGTGGGGGACGTGCGCGATCGTTGGCGGCTTACTCGTGCTATGGATGGTTGTTCCGTGGTTATACATGCTGCTGCCTTAAAGCGAATCGAGGTTGGCTACTACAATCCATCGGAGATGGTGCAGACAAACGTCTTAGGAGCCATGAATGTCATTGAAGCGGCGCGCGATGCCAAAGTTAAGAAAGTTGTGGCCCTATCGACCGACAAGGCCTGTGAGCCTGTTAGCCCGTATGGATACAGCAAGGCAATGGCGGAAGCACTATTCCTGGCTGCTGACGCAGCCGCTAGAACGGCACCCCGTTTTGCGATCACTCGATATGGCAACGTATGGCGCTCAGCTGGTTCCGTGGTTCCTACCTGGCAGCAACAAATGGAAGATGGCGAAGTTGTCGTGAGGATCACGGACCCCGACTGCACGCGGTTCTTCATGCGAATGGACGAGGCGATAGATTTGGTTATGGAAACAATCGACACTATGAAGGGCGGGGAAATCAACGTGCCCGAGCTTCCGGCCTATCGTCTTGGTGATTTGGCCGAGGCGATGGGGGCAAAGACCGTGGAGATAGGCTTGCCCGAGTGGGAGAAGAGACATGAAAGCATGTTGCCTGGTAGGTCGAGCGATCGGGCGCGACGAATGACCATCGATGAACTGAGGGCGGCGCTATGAGAACATCGCGCGAGATATGGGAAAAAGGCATTGAATATAAATACCGCTCTGGTCACGTAGCCAGCTACGGCGAATTAGCGGAGATATTTCAGATTCTCTCTGAGTTGATGGAGCGCATTAAAAAACTTGAGAATCCCGAGCAGATGGCTAAAGGGAAGGGCTGGCTATGAGCAATCCCTACGACGTGATAGCGGCATTTGAAAAGGAGTTATGCGCCTATACGGGCGCGGACTTCGCGGTTGCGGTGGATAGCTGCACGAATGCATTGATGCTCTGTTGCGAGTATCTGAAAGTCAAAACCGTATCAATCCCGAGGTATAGCTATGTATCAGTCCCGCAGGCTATCAAACGTGGCGGTGGTTGGGTTCTCTTTGATGATCGTAAGTGGAGCGGCGTGTATAGCCTTGATCCTTACCCTATTATTGACTCCGCCCGACGGTTTCGGGCGCAAATGTGTGACGAATTGCCAAGTGCGCATTATGTATGCACGTCATTTCATTACACCAAAATACTGCAAGGGGATTCCGGGGGTGCCATACTGCACAACGATCGAGCCGCGGATTCGTGGTTTCGACGAGCTCGGCACGACGGCCGTACAGACGGGCTGACGGTGCACGAGGACGAATTCCCGATGATTGGGCACCGCTGCACCATGATGCCAGGAACGGCGGCGATGCTGCGGTCGCGGCTGGCTGTGTTGCCAAGATATAACCCCGATTTGATTGTTGACGCGGGTCACTACCGGGATCTGAGCGAAATAGACTGGAACGGGATTTATGACCGACAACGAAACCGCTAAGCTGCTCGATGAAATTGCAGAGCTGCGTGCTCTCAATAGGGGCATGTATACGACACTGGAATATTTATACAGCGGAGCTGATAAAACCATGGATCTGCTGAGGCGCGTATATGCAGTAGATCCAGAAAAAGCCAAAGCTTGGCACCGACTTGTTCTCGAGAACGACCTCAAAGTTTTGGAGGCAACGAAAAAGCTATGCGAATAAATCAAGCTCCTTATGAGTGGACGATTCGTAAGTTACTCAATCATGCCCACACGGGCCCGCACGCCGAATGTTCGGATGGGCAATATGAGCCTGCCCGTCCCTATGGGATGTTCAGTCTTAGAAGCCGTCTGCGTCTTGCGTGGATGGTGTTCAAGGGCGAGGCAGATGCTCTACGCTGGCCGCACCAGAATCCGAAGGGCTATTAAATGCGAATAGGCTGCATCATCCAGGCGCGGACAAGGTCGGCCCGCCTTCCCAATAAGGTAGATATGGACATTGGCGGCTGGCCCATGTGGCGGCATGTCATGGAGCGCACCAAGGAATTTGGACCCATCATGGCATGGGCTGGGGAATACCCGGAACTAAACGAAAACGATGTTCTCGGTAGGTATGCCCTTTGTGCCCGTAGGAACGCCCTGGATGCGGTCATGCGGGTAACCAGCGATTGCCCCCTTATCGCGCCGGAGGCGTGCCGGCGGGTCTTAGAACGGTTCCTGGTGGGCGGCTATCATCTGGCTGGCGGCTACGATTATGTGGCGAACGATTTGGTGCAGACCTACCCTGACGGACTCGGGTGCGAGGTCATGACTCGCGAGGCGCTGGAATATATGCACCGTCACGCCGACAAGGCGTATGATCGGGAGCATGTGACGCCGTTTATCCGCCGATCCAAGGACTTCATGAAGTTTAATGTCCGCTGCCCCTTCGTCGGCATAGAGGGATTAAAGCTTTCGGTGGATACAGCAGAAGACCTTGATTTTGTGAGGAAAATAGACGCGGAATTGCGTGACGGGGCGGATAAATATAGCTTGGAATCGACTTTGGGGGCGGTTGAACGTGTCAAGACAAAAGCAGCCGCTTGAGTTCCAGCCGGATGGGCGTCTGCTGGACGAACGCGGCCCCACTACTGAGCGTATGCGCGGGGCCGAGTTCGATACGGGGGATACCGGTACGATCACCCTACGGCAATCGCCGGTGGAAAGAGCGGTACGTCGGGGGACGCTGACGGAGCGGCAAGGCAAAGCTGCGGAGAAATTTTACAGCCATTGGTATCAGGCGGGCCTTGCCGGCAGCACTGGCTCCGCGGACCCGTTGAAGGTATTCGGCACTGGTTTGGACTTCTCGCGCCTCTTTTCGAGTGAGCGTGCGGAGGCTCATGCTTGGGCTATACGTAAGGTAATAAGGGCGATACGGGAACGGCAGGGGTTTGCCGGACATCGGGGGGACCATGGGGTGCGGATCCTTTGGCTGGTGGTTTGCCAGGAAATACCTCTTGGTAATGCTGGAGAGGCGGTGGGGTTCCGGGGGACTGCGGCAGAAGTTATGGCGCGCACGATCCTGCGCTCGGCGCTGAATATCCTTATTGACGAGTGGGGGTTATAAAATGCGCGTTTTGGTCTGCGGTGGGCGGAACTTTCGGAGTCCGGCTCAAGTGTCAAATGCACTGGATGCGATTCACGCCGAAACGCCGATCACGCATCTAATTCAGGGCGGCGCGGATGGGGTTGACAAGTTTGCAGGGGGGTGGGCGGCATTTAAGCCCGGGATAGTAAGATATGTGTGTCATGCTGAGTGGGATAAATACGGGAGAATGGCGGGGCCGATTAGGAACTGCAGAATGTTGGAATGGAAGCCCGACCTGGTTGTGGCATTCCCTGGTGGCGCCGGCACGGCAAACATGGTGAAACAGGCGGAGGCTGCAGGCGTAAAAATAAGGTTCGTGACATAGCGTTCTCTTTTCGTTCTTGACAGCCTGCGGGCTGTGTGGTACTTTATAACTAGGATAGGAAAAAAAGGTACTTGCATCTTTCTGCCGCCGCGAGGCGGCTTTTTTATTGGGGCTCTATGGTCAAGGTTATTGATATTCCTGACGAAAATGAATTTGAACTATTTTGCGAGAAGTACGATATTCCAGTCATGGACCGTTCCGAACTGTTCGATATTTTCGAGCAAAGCGGGCGTGGGTACGCATTGCGTGAGTGGCGGAAGATGCAACGGGAGTGTATGAGCTAAAATGCCTATGCGGATGGTGGTGCTCATCCGTCACGGCGCGACTGCGCTTAATAAGGGCAAAAAGGGTGACCGAATTCGCGGTTGGCTCAATGTAGCTCTCTCCGATGTTGGTATCGAGGAATCGAAGAAGACCGGCGCTAAGCTCGCTAAGGACCCGAACAAGCCCGATCTCCTGGTCTCAAGCGACCTCACCAGGTCCTGGCAGACGGCCAATATTGTAAGCAAGCTTGCTAAGATCCAGCTGGCACCGCCGACCATGGCTCTAAGGCCATGGGACCTGGGTGAATTTGCCGGCCAGGAATCCGAGAAGGTCGTGCCGCAGATCATCAAATATGTGACAGAGAAGCCGGACAAGGCGGTTCCCGGCGGGGAGTCCTTTAATAAATTCAGGAATAGAGCCTTAGGCGGCATTGCGCAGATCCTTGCAGCGGTTCCGGACGAGCTTATCGGGCTTGTGACCCATCATCGGGTAGAGCGGCTTATCGAGGCCTGGCGCGTGGCTGGGTTCCCGCCTGACGGGCACATTGACCTGGCTACATTTACCAAGCACGGCGAGAACACGGGCGCTATACAGGAAATACAGTTCCCCGTTAGCGGGAAATAAGGAATTCATATGGCTAAGGGCTTCTACCCGAACAAAGCTAAACTCGGCGGCAATCCGGCCACCCTTCACGACACGATGAAGGGTGACCGCCACAAGGATAAGCCATTCGGCCAGTACAAGGCCGTGTCAAAGGCTAGCGCACCCTTCGCCGGTGTGTTCGGAGGGGAAGGCGGGGGTGTGACCCAGCCGGCATTTCGCAAGCCCTTGAGCCATAGCCATGGTTCTACGCCGAACAAAGCCAAGGTGAGGGGCTGATGCCGTCCAAATCGCCAGCGCAAGCTAGGCTGATGGCGGCTGCTGCACATACGCCCGGAGGTTACGGCGGTGTGCCGCAGTCGGTCGGCAAGGAATTCAATCAGGCGGACAAGGGCGGCGGGCTTCTCTCGCGAGCTCTAAGACGCAAACCCAAGGGGAAAAAGCGAAAATGAGCGACAATGTGAAACCCGGCCGAGGTATCGACGGCAATAAGGACGTGGGCTATCAGGTCAAGGGTCTTGACCGCGCAGCGCAGCGCAAAATGTTCGGCGGCAAAAATTATGCCCCGACCAGCGGTTCCGAGGCGAGCTAATGTCTCGTCATAACGACGAGTTCGGGTGGAAACGTGGTGTAGGCGCCTATTCGGGCGATTACGCCAAGTTCGACCGGCCGGAAGACAAGAAGAGCATTCGCAGCCTTGATAGCGCACTGATGTCGGGCCAGAACACCTTCAAGACGGGTCCGGTATCGGAGCGGTCCGGAGGCGGTGGAAAGCCAATTGTAAAGGCGAATATTCTAGCTCCGGACAAGATTGGCGGTGCGAAACAGGGCGGCGGTCCGCCCCGGTATCGCCCCAAGACCGGGCCGATCACCAACGGGGCAAATTAGTGGCCGGTATTAGAAGTTCCAGGGCTGCGCGCCCCGCTCGGCCGCGATCTTGCGGGCTTCACGCTTGCCGCTCATGGTGAGTTCGGCGAAAGGCTTAACGCTGCGGTCGAAACTGTTGGAGAGGTAGAGAACCCATCCGCCGCCGCGAGCTTTGTACAGATGTGCGTACATGTCCATCTCCCGTTCTCTATGACCAGAGTATAATCCAAATTAATTGGATATGTCTAATGCCAATGCCGCATAGCAGCTATGCAAGCTAAGACGAGCAAGCAGGAAGTGGACTATCGCGATGGCTCGGCAACGGTACGATGCTCGCAATGCACCATGTGGCGTCCGCCATCGAGCTGCAGTGCGGTTACGGGGACGATTAAGCCATCCGGTCTTTGCGACCTATTTCAGCGCCGATAGCTATTTCAGCGCCGATAGGGAACTTGAGGACTGGATGGTGGGCGCTACTTCCGATCAGGTGGCGCCTTCGCAGTAATATCGGTAAGCCGATCGCCAGAGAACCATGCGGCTTGCATCCAGTGCTTTGCCAGCAATAAGAAGGACGCCCTATCCTCCTCCGAGCTGGTTTGTTCAGCCCATTTATAGCATTCTCGGGCAAAACTACGATATTCGTCTGGGGTTAGCATGCGGACCTCCCATCCCTGGAGTATCCAAGATATTGGCATATGCACGGTATCGAAGACTGTGCAATATTGCTCACTATCCCATAAATTTGGACAATGTCTAGTAGACCGCTACGATTTAATGAACGAATAGGGAACGGCAGGATGGCTGGATGTTGGGCCTACCCGAATGGCGGTTGCCGCACGTACAAGGATGGCAGTTGCCGGTGCTCAAAAGAGACAAAGGAACCCGAATGGTGGCCGGCTTCAAAAGAGATAAAGTCAGAGCAAGCTAAAGCACGCTATGGAAGACGCTAAGGACGAACGGTCGCCTATTAGTGGTGTAGCGCCACCCTCCTGGGGCAAGTGGAAGCCTGGTCAATCGGGCAACCCGAGGGGCAGGCCGTCCGAGAAGCCATTTAAAGAGGCGCTTGCCAGGCTTCGTGCTGAGCGCAAGCGAATAGATGACGAGATCGTTGAGGTATTGGCTAGCCGAGCATTGAACGGCGACATGAGCGCGATCAAAGAATGGGCCGATAGGGGCGACGGCAAGGTGCCGGTTGCAATAGGCGGCACGGACGACCTACCACCAATAAGGGGCTACAGCTGGATACCGCCGACGCTACCGAGCACGGAATGACAGTGAGGGCGTGGTTGAAAGATCGCGCCAAACGCTTGATTATTGAATATGCGGTCCCAAGGCGCAAGAACGGGCTTATGGACCGGCGTACGAAGGCTTATCAGGCATGGCGTAATGGACACTACCGGGCACAGAATAATGTCGCGCGATCATAGCCTGAATGGGTGGGAGCGGGCTGAGATACGTAAGAAGAGGGATCTTGAATTGGCCCTTTACGGTCCCGACGGTCGCGGCTTGAAGATACGAATACCGGGGCATGATTTTGATCCCCCGCCCACAAGCGAAGAGCTGGCTCGGTGGAAGACGGAATAGAGAATAATGTGGATTGAATTGACCGGGTTGGACGGTGTGCAGATATTGGTGGCGGTTGCTCATATTGTGACGGCCGAGCCAGCAAGTGTCTCAGACCCCAACGGGCGCACCGAGATCACAACGATTATTGATGCGTTTTATGTCCAGCAAGATTATGCGATGGTGCGCAAAGTGTTGGGTGAATGCCTGAAGAGGGAATAGTTATTGTCCCGAATTATCAGCCCAGATGGTATTTCATGCCGTTCCACGATCGCACGCAGCGTTATGCGTGCATCGTCGCCCATCGTCGAGCTGGCAAGACAGTGGCTTGCATCCACGACCTACAACGAGCGGCAGCTACAAGCGACTCCGATCGGCCGCACTACGCCTATATTGCACCAACATACAGCCAGGCCAAGACAACGGCCTGGGACTATCTGACCGAAGCAGCGGCGCCGTTCCACCCTTATGGGCTCAAGATTAATCAGTCGGAACTAAAAGTCACATATCCGAATGGCGCAGAAATCCGACTGTTCGGGTCTGATAACCCTAACGCCCTGCGCGGTTTGTCCCTATCCGGTTGCGTGCTGGACGAATACGCTGATATTGATCCACGGGCTTACCCGTCAGTCATCCGCCCTGCCCTTAGTGACCGCCGCGGGTTTGCGATCTTTATCGGCACACCTAGGGGGCACAACGCCTTCTATGACCTCCATCGGCGATCTCTTGGCTACGATGAAGACGGCAAGTTCCAGCAATCCTTGAAAGACGAGTGGTTCTCAAGCGTTCTAAAGGCGTCCGAGCTGGTGCCGATTAATGATCGGGAGCCAAACGCCAAGGATAGGCGCCTTCTCACCTCTGACGAGCTGGACAAGGCTCGCAAGGACATGACCGAGGAGCTGTATAGGCAGGAATATGAATGCGACTTCGAAGCAGCCATCGTCGGTGCCTATTATGGAAAATATATCGCCGATGCAGATCGGGATGGGCGGATAGGGGTGGTCGATTATGACCCCGCTCATCAAGTCTACACCAGCTGGGATATCGGCGGCGACCGCGACGCGACTGCAATCTGGTTTGTGCAGCTTATTGGTCGCCAGATTTGCGTTATCGATTATCATGAAGGGGTTGGGGCAGATAGTGCACCGTATGCCAAGGTGGTTACAGAAAAACCCTACTCATACGCTGGCCATTTTCTCCCTCACGACGCTGGCCCTAATCGTACTGGTATTGATAAAAACTATCGGGATTTTCTGACCGACCATGGATTGCGCAATATCATTATCCTGCCTTCTGGCAATGTTCAGCACGGCATCAACCTCACTCGGCTACTTCTGCCTCGCTGCCATTTTGATCAGTCTCATTGTCATCTTGGGATCGAGGCGCTCAAGATGTATCGGTCTAAGTACGACGAGAAGAATAAGACGCTTGGAGCCTCACCAATCCACGACTGGTCGTCCCACGGAGCCGATGCATTTAGATACTTGGCGGTAGGGCTGGACCAGCACATTACGCCGTCAAATTTCAATCGCAAGATCATTTATCCCAAATTTGGAATGGCATAAATAGCATAGGCAGATAATAATTGGCCTCATCCGCGTCACCCGACGACGCTCCGGACTCACCGGCGCGCGTAGAAAGCGACTATAGGGCCGAGACCACACCGAAACGCCGCATGTCCGATGGAGAGCTAAAGGCACTCCTTGACGCTGAGAAAGTCAGCGCCCTCGCCGCCATGCAGTCGTCCAAGCTATCATCGGAGCGCGACGACGCGCTCATGTACTACATGAACGACATGTCAAAAGACATGCCCGCGCAGGACGGACGCAGCTCGGCAGTATCAAGCGACGTAGCCGACACCATCGAGGGCATGCTGCCCTACTTGATGGACATATTTGCTGGTAGCGAGGACGTAGTGCGGTTCAATCCGGTGGGGCCGGAAGACGTACAGGCGGCAGAGCAAGAGACCGACTATATCAACCACGTCTTTATGAATCAGAATCCGGGCTTTCTGGTTCTGTACTCGTTTATCAAGGACTCGCTATTATCAAAAGTCGGTATAGTCAAGTGCTGGTGGGAACAACGCACCGAGGACGAGCGTGAGACCTATTACGACCTGACCGATGATGAGTTTGGCGTACTGGTCCACGACAATGACGTAGAGATCACCAAGCACACGGCAAAGCCCGTGGAAGACCCAATGCTGTTGCAGGCGCTGGCGCCGCAGGGAGGCATGCCGCAACAGCCGGGGGCGGCTCAACCCCCCTCTGGGCCGCCCCCACAATCTACGGTACCGGCGATGGGTTTGGCAGGAGCGAGCGCTGGGGCACCGGAACAGGGGATGGGGATCGCTCCTGGCGCCCAATCTACACCCCCACAGCTCCACGACGTGGAAGTCGTCAAACGCAAGGATTATGCCGAGGCGAAAGTATTGGGGGTGCCGCCCGAGGAATTTGGTATTGAGAAGACGGCGCGGTCGCTACGCGACTGCAACTATTGCTTCCATCGCACCATCATCACACAGGCGAAACTCCTCGAGCAAGGATACGATCCTGACCAGATCAGAAGTCTCCCTACATATCTTGCCATTACCAACGCCGAGGAAATTAATCGAGATACAGTTGCAGAGCATCAGAATGTGGGAGAAGAGCATAATCCCGCTTCTCGAAGAATCCAAATTATTGAACACTACATCCGAATGGATTATGAAGGAACTGGAGCAGCAAAGCTCTATAAAGTCACTACTGGAGCAGAGCAGGGCGAACTCCTTTACCGTAACGGTAAACTTGACCTAGAGGAATTCGACCTACTCCCGTTTGCGGCTATGACGCCGGTGATTATTACGCACCGGTTCTTTGGTCGGTCCCTTGCCGATCTGGTAATGGACATCCAACGCATTAAAACAAGCTTGCTCCGCTCATTGCTGGATAACGCTTACCTCGCCAACAATCCTCGAGTAGAAGTCGCTGAGACTTTCGCCAGCGAAAACACTTTGGATGACCTATTGATCAGCCGCCAAGGCGGAATTGTCCGAACCAAGCAGCCTGGCGGCCTTAATTGGCAAGAAGTGCCTACGATCGGCAATCATCTCTATCCGCTCCTTGAGTACCAAGACGCGACTAGGGAGCAGCGTACAGGTGTTTCCAAAGCAGGGCAGGCGCTAGACCCCAAGTCGCTACAGAACACGCCAGCGGACGCCGCTAGCCAGATGTTCACCATGGCGCAAGCCAGAATGAAGCTGGTGGCGCGCATCTTTGCCGAGACCGGCATTAAGGACCTGTTCGTTCTATTACACGGCATTATTCGCAAGCATGGCGAAGAGGCCCGTACGGTGCGCCTGCGCAATCAGTGGGTTAATGTGGACCCGCGCGATTGGAAAAAGCGCAACGACATGACCGTGGAAGTCGGTCTAGGCACCGGCGGCAAGGCCGAGCAGATGGCAATGGTCAACTTGATCATTGGCATGCAGGAAAAGGCCCTCATGGGCGGAATGACCAACTTAGTCACACCGCAGAACCTCTACAATTCGGCCAAGCAGCTTACCCGCATTGCGGGGCACAAGGACGTGGACGCGTTCTTCTCTGATCCGCAGGGGCAACCGCCCCCGCAACCGGCGCCCGATCCCAAGCTGCAGATCGAGATGATGAAGGCGCAAAGCGCCCAAGAGCTGCAGCAGCAGAAGCAGCAGACCGAAGCGGTGCATGAGCGAGCGAAACTGGAAGCCGACGCTGCCCTAGAGCAACAGAAGTTCGAGCACGAGAAGGAAATCGCGCTGCTAGAGTTCGGCCTCAAGCACGAGGAAATGAAGCACAAAATGGCGCTCGACACGAACAAGGCGCAGATCGACACGCATATGGCGCAGCAGAAGATGCAAATGGATAGCCAGGCCCACGAGCATCAGATCCAGCTCGCCAACGTACAAACCGCACAGTCGCAACAGCAGGCTGAGCACAAGATGGCTGTAGACGAGCACAAGGCCACTGCGGGACCCCAGAAGCAGCCGAAATACGATAGCGGCACCAACGACGCCCTCACACAGCACACAGCTGTTTTGGCAGAGGCGATTAAGCACCTGAACGCTCCGCGCACCATAATTCGCGGCAAGGATGGCAAGGCATCCGGTTTTGAGATTGCTAAATAATGCCTGTTACCCATGCCTTTGTCTCGGGCATTGCCGACGATCCGGCGGCCGCAGCAGCGGGCGAAGTGCTGCCGTCCCATTGGAATGCCGCCCATATCCTTAGCGGCGTTAAGAGTGTTCTGTCTGCTAATACGACCTATCATGTAGCATCCTCAGGCTCGGACAGCACCGGGGACGGTTCCGCGGGCAAGCCTTGGGCCACGATCCAGCATGCAATCTTTTATCTATCGGCAAATGTCGATGGAGGCGGCAACTTTATCACCCTAAGCGTGGGTGCTGGTACATTCGTCGGCGCGGGAATGGCGCCGATTACTGGCACTGCCGGATTGTTTATTTATGGTGCCGGCTCGGGTTCCACGACTATTAGCAATGGCCCTAATGATGGAGTATACAATCAGGGCGAATGTATCGCTTGTTTGTACGATATTCCCATGCTTGCGATCAACGCCGTTAACCTGACGAATAGCCTTACCAATACCGATATAGTCTCGATGGAGGCGGGGCAACTGCTTGCTCTCGGGGATTGGATCAACTACACGTCCGACATCATATTCACTCAATCGGGGACTAACTCCGGCGGGGTTTCCTTATACGCCGAAGTCACAGTCGAGCTGATCCCAGGGCTATATACATTCAACGTTACTGTCGCCAACACCAACTGGTTCTTTGCGTCGCAAAGCCAAGCGGCTACTTTTAGGGGCTTCGTATCTACAATAAACGTCACGGTGACGGGCACATTTAGTTTCACCTACGGCTTTATTCTATTAAACGATTTCTCATCGTTCGACGTTCGCGACTCTGGAATGTCTATAAATTGGTCGGGGGCAACGCCGACTGGTTTTTCTTATACTATGATAGGCGGCGGGGCGTGGTTCGGCGGCGCGACCTTCCCTGGGCCGCTCACTCCGCAGATACTGCTCGGCACTTCATTTGTTGAGGGGCAGATACAGATCCCCAGCGGGGGTCAGGTATTTTATGGCGGCTCGCAGATCATTCAGGCACAAATCAGTCTCAATAATTTCTATGAGGGGGGCGCGGGAAATTTAACCGGAACGGGCGCAGATAATTTAGGCACTGGCGTTGGCGCGCTCGCGGCTCTTACTTCCGGCCTAGGAAACACGGCAGTTGGCAGAGGTGCCTTGGGGGCGTGCACCACCGGCCAGCAGAATTTTGGTTTCGGCAAACAGGCACTTGCGAATCTAATTAGTGGCACCGGGAATGTCGCCATCGGTTCGGCGGCCTTGCAGTTGTGCGGGACGGGAGTTAACAATAATACAGCAATAGGAGGGAGCGCCTTATTAAATAGCTCTGGGACCGATAATACAGCCATTGGGGGCAACGCATTAGGAGCGGTCACGTCGGGCGCGAGGAATACTGCCATAGGGCTTTCGGCGGGGAAGGCAATCACCACACACGATAGCAACATTTCGATCGGCTCTAATAATATGCCTCTTGCCGATGCGGGTTTTAATCTAGTTATAGGTTGCAATGCCGCAGCCAATCTCACTTCCGGTGACTCAAACACAATGATCGGCGGGGATTTTGTTGGATTTGGAGTCAGTACCGGACGCGCCAATACCCTAATCGGCTGGGTTGGCAATATCACCACTTTGGCGGCCGGCCTAAGCAACAATATCCAGCTCGCCGATGGCGACGGCAACGTGCGACTGATTCAGACTTCAGGCGGCACTTTTACTAATACGGGCGCCGCTTTTATTCTCCGCACTCAGGTAGCCTTGACCAATAATGCGGCGGCGCAGGCGGGGACGTTGACCAACGCTCCCAGCGCCGGCAACCCGAGTAAATGGGTCGCCTACGACGACAACGGTACAACCCGCTATATACCAATGTGGTGAAAATGGCAACATTTGCCCAGATCGCACAGATTGTAAACAATCAGCCGACCGAATTTCAGTCGCGCGTTAATTATGCCATGTGCGTTGCCGCTATCAATGTCTACAGCGAGGGAACCGGCGTAACCGGCCATGCGGCGAGGGCGGCCTTTGCTGTGAGGGTGCTGGCGGGCAATTTCAACCTGGCCGCGGTTTGCTTTGCCGTCATGACCAACCCCACTATTGCGGCCGAAGCTGTCTATCAGCAGCCGCCGGCCGGCAATGCTATTCCAGATGGCGATATCCAATTTGCCGTTAATTCAATTTGGAATGCCCTGGCAGGAGCCTAATGGAATTCACCCAGCAGGAACTGCTTCAGCTCCGGGAATTTATTGACGTGGCGGTACGGGCGCGCGGGCTTGAAGTAGCGGAAGCGGCAGTAAGGCTTGCCCGCAAGCTTGTTCTCCTGCAGCGCACCGCCGCTAAGGCTCCAGAAGGCACCTAAGTGGCCGCCGTTACGATAACGGCGTTTCAAAAGAATGCCTTTCAGAATAATGCGTTCCAGATTGCCACCAAAAAGAAGGTGGGCTGGGGTTTCCGGCATACTAAGGAAGAATTAGAGGAAAGGTTCCGCCAGCAGCGGAATCAAAGCCTTAGCCGGCGGTGGTTTGACGACTTCCTTGAAGCCCTGGAAGCATTATCTGAGCGGGCCGAGAAGCTTACCGACAAACAGCGGGGGATAGTTCAGCAGGCCGTAGCCGAAGCCAGCGGCGCCCTTGCCGAAGCCCTTGAGGATGGCAGAGAAGTCCATCTTACTCCGCTGCTGTTGGCCGCCGCGTTTGCCACCCGCGTTACCGCGGTGCTCAAGCACTCCAGAGCGGTCATAGACGCCGCTCGCTATGACGACGAGGAAGAGGAACTCATTGAAATGCTGTTACTACACTGATGAGCGAAGCTCTACTTCATGTAGCGAAAGCTACGCTTCATGGATGAATACGAACTAGGGCGCCAGCAACAGCGCGGGGTCAAAGCCCAAGAATTACTCAACAGCGACATTCTAAAAGAAGCGTTCACCTATCTCAATGACGAGTATCTGAGGGCCTGGCGTAATACCCGTGTCAAGGACACCGAGCCCAGAGAAAAGCTCTGGCAAGCCATTCATATCGTCCAATTGGTGCATGATCATCTGAATAAGTGGGCCATAGACGGCCGCATTGCCACCAAAGACCTTGCTTCAATCAAATATCTTAAACGGTGATTGCGCGGCAATCCTCTTAAAAGAGGTCGCCAGCACCCCGGACTATAACGGGATTAAGTTGCCCGCTCTGGTCACAGCGCCCCTGCTATCGGGGATAACTATGCAGGGTTGGAGCGTAGAGCGTTCCACCGCGCAAGCAAACAGGAAAATATGTCAGAACCGCAATCGATCGAAAACCTAACCGATAAAGTCATCACCCTAAACGACGGCGAAAGCCCGATGTCCTTGCGACAGGCAGCCAATGCCCTGGCGCAGCATCGCTATAAGGATGATGCACAAGAACAACGGGCAGCCCCACCAGTGGCGCCAGAGCCAACATCGGCCGAGACATCGGCCACACCGGAATCCGCCGCCCCTCCACAAGAGGCTACCGGCGAAGATGAGCGTAGCTCCGCTAATGAGCGTAGCTCCGCTACAGTGACCGCAACAATCGACCAGCCGGAAACGGCTCCACTCGATTTGCCAAGGTCTTGGGCGAAAGACAGAGCGGACTCGTGGGCGAAGCTCGACCGTGACACCCAGCAATATTTGCTGGATCATGACAGCAAAGCCTCGACAGAAGTTCGTCGGACGCAAAACGAAACTGCTGAACAGCGCAAGGCCTTAGACGCCGAGCGCCAGCAATTGGAACAGGTAAGAGGTCAATACGAGCAGGCACTTCCGCTATTCCTGCAATCTTTGCAGGAGCAGCAACAGGGCCAATTCGCCGACATCAAGACTATGGCCGATGTCGAGCGCATGGCTCGCGATGATTGGCCCAGATACGCGCTGTGGGACGCCCACCAGAAGAAGGTGGCGGCTGTCAACGCGGAATTGCAGGCTAGTCAGCAACGCCAGCAGCAGGAATATCAGTCGCAGTGGTCCAAATTCGCTCAAGAGCAGGACGCTAAGTTCGCGGAAGCTGTTCCCGAGATGAAAGACCCGGCCAAGGCGACCAAGCTTGGCAATTCTGGCAAAGAACTGCTCAACGACCTGGGTTTCACGCAATCCGAATTGGATAAGCTATGGAGCGGCGAGAACAGCGTTAGCTTACGCGACGCTCGCATTCAACGCTTGATAGTTGATGCCATTCGCTATCGTGAAGCGAAAGCTGCGGTTCCCAAAGCAGTCGCCAAAACTGTTCCCCATGTTCAGCGACCGGGCAGCCCTGCGCTTCATGCGCGGGATACCGATACTGCAATCGCAGCCCGTGACAAGGCCTTTAATAACAAACCCGATTGGCGCAATGCCGCAGAACTTCTGATAGCGCAGCGCGCTGCAAAGAGATGAAGCGCAAGCTTCGCTTATGAAGCCCAAGCTTCGCTTATGAAGCCCAAGCTTCGCTTATGAGGATTTCAAACTATGTCGCTACCCACCAATGCTCTAGCCTCTTACGAGGCGATCGGCAACCGCGAAGATCTCGCGGACGTTATCTATCGCATCGATCCCACCGAAACCCCGTTCATGAGCGGCATCGAGAAAGCAAAAGCCTCCGCGGTGAAGCATGAATGGCAAACCCAGGCTCTCGCTACCGCACTAACTACTAACGCGGTGGTCGAAGGCGACGACGTGTCGGCAGACGCTACAACCGTAACTGTACGTCTTAGCAACATTGCACAGATAAGTAGAAAAGTGCCACAAGTGACCGGAACCCAGCAGGCTGTAGATCATGCCGGGAGAGGGAACGAAATGGCCTATCAAGAGATGTTGAAGGGCCTTGAGCTCAAGCGCGACATGGAAGGCTCTTTGATTGCCTCCACCTCGGGTTCGACCAGCGGCTCCGATACCAACGTTCGGCGTTTAGGCTCGGTGCTTTCCTGGCTCCGCACCAACACGAACAGCTCGACTGGCGCCACCACTGGCGTTGACCCGACCGGCTCTGATGGCTCGGGCGTGCGCACCAACGGCACCCAGAGGGCGTTCACCGAAGTGCAGCTGAAGAGCGTACTGCAGTCGGCGTGGGTCAGTGGCGGCAAGCCCGACCTGATCATGACCGGCTCGTTCAACAAGCAGGTGTTTTCGACCTTCACTGGCCGCAGCTCGCCCATCGAGCAGGCTGCCTCAAAGAAGATCGTAGCTGCGGTTGACGCCTACGAAAGCGACTTCGGCGTTCTCAAAGTCGTTCCCAACCGCTTCCAGCGGCAGCGTGACGTGTTCGCCTTCCAGATGGACCTGTGGGCGGCTGCGTACATCAACGGCCGGCGCATGGTGTCGGTGCCGATCGCCCAGACCGGCGACTCGGTGCGGCGCATGATCCTGTCAGAGTACACGCTCGAAAGCCGTAACGAAAAGGCAAGCGCCCTCGTTACCGATCTCACCACTTCGTAATAACGGGGAAAACAATGTCTTTTTATACGAAGTTCGCTGACGTTGAGTCGCTGCTCACCGCCACGTCTACGACGGTGCTGAACTCGACCGACAGCATCCTGGTATTCTCCGGTACTGACGGGAGAATGCACCAGACCACAGTCGGCAATATCTACGGCGGTGGGGCACCCACCGTTGCAACCACCAACACCACAGCCACGACCATCTCCAACAACGGATTGACCTTGCTCAAGTCCACGGGCGGGTCGTCGGTATCGTGGCTATTGGCCGATCCGACCGCGGCCGGTCAGGTCAAGACGCTGGTCTTTGCCAGCTCGACGACCTCGACCTTGTATGCGGTGGCCCCGGTTTCGGCAAGCATCCAGTCGAGCGCAAGCTTTTCTGGCGTGCTCATTAACTTTGCCAGCACCGGTACGGGCTCGATGCTGAATTCGGGTAACGCCGTTACCCTGATTTCGCTTTCAAGCACCGCCTGGCTGGTCATGGGCAGGAACATGAACGCCACGCAGGTGTCGTCGTTCACGTTCGCGGTAGGCTTCGGGCCTACCTTCACCTAACAGAAGGAACAAATTGTGCAGGATGCCGAACCAGGCGATGATATTGGCAGCAATCTCCCAGATGAGAGGCCCCCACAGAAGCCTATGAGCGAAGCTCCGCTTATCCGCAAGATAGCCGTCTGTGGCTCTGCTGTCTCATCTGCCCAGCTAGCACCGTTCCATGACCCCGAATGGGAAATCTGGTCGTGCTCGCCGGCAAACAAGCACATGCCTCGTGTTGATGTCTGGTTCGAACTGCACAACCCCGATGTAAAGGCCCAGGAAGGCCTAGGCGAGTGGATGGACTGGCTAAAAACTAAGCCAGTCGTCTACATGCAACGGGCCTATGAAGGCTATCCTGGAGCGCGGCAATACCCGCTTTCGGCGATCGTCCAGAAGTGGGGTCCATTTTGGTGGACCTCACAACTGGCGTTCATGCTGGCGCTCGCCATTGAGCAGAACCCCACTCATATCGGGTTGTTCGGCGTCGATATGGCGGCCAACTCCGAATACAACCAGCAGCGCCTTGCCTGCCAGTATTTCCTGCAGCACATCGTCAATCGCGACGATATGCAGCTCATGGTGCCGCCCGAGTCCGACATCATGGAGCCGGCGCCCATGTATGGCTACTGTGAGTCGTCCCGGCAATGGCGCAAGTACTATGCGCGCAAGAACGAGCTAAACAATAGAGTCGGCGCTCTAAGAGCAGAAGCGGAGGCCAAATCAAGAGAGGCCGCGCATCTGGTCGGGGCGCTCGACGACATGGAATACCAACTCGCCCATTGGGCTAATCGGACAGACTTTTCCGAATAAGCGAAGCTACGCTTTATAGCCCCAAAGTAAAACGCAATCACCGCCCGGGAATAAAAGGGCAACTTAACCAATAACGCCCAGGGAGGGCGCCGCTATGTCTTATCCTTACATTCCGCAGTTTCGTTTCCGTCATTATGTCAGCGCAACAACGACCACTTCCGGCGCCCCGGTTGCTACGTCCATCGTGGTCTCCCGCTGTAAATATATCGGCGGCTGGTTCGCTCCTAACAATGCCGGCACGTCCACCAATGTCACCGGTTTTGACGTGTTTGCCTTTCTGGGCGGCGCAACCTCAGCCACGGTCATCAGCTCTGGCACTAGCGTGACCACCACCACCGGGACACTTGCCTCGCCGGTCAATATCACAGCAACTTCGGTTGTCTACATGAACTCTGGTGATATCATTGTTACGGCAGGCTCAACCTGTCAGGCCGGCTTCGTCACCCACATCGTTCAGGAGTTCTAATCATGGGCGCTGGATTTGACAAACAGCCCGCTAGTCGCTTCAACAAATACCAGACCCTTTCCTACAGCGGCGGCGCCAGCGGGGGCGCCACCGTCATTTCAACGTTCTTTGCTAATAGTACCCAGCACATCCGAGTGATTTCATCTCTCGCTGGGTACGTCAGCATAGACCAATCTACTTCGTCCACCATCGTAACCTCGGCTAACATGCCGTCCGGGGCGCTGCTGCCCGCCAGCACGGTCGGCGGAGAGTATTTCATCGTCACGCCAGGCCAGTTCCTATCGTACTGCAGCACCAGCACCTCCAGCGGGAACCTGTCAGTTACGGAGATGGCGTGAGCGACGTTGAAACGCATCTGGCCCTTGAGGGCGACGACCTGATTGTCAATCGCGTTCAGGATGTCGAGCCGATCATGGATTGGGCGAAGATGCTGGCCGAGCAGCCACAGCACGGCAAGGACTTCCATCACAAGTGGAGCCTGCCCGCGGTGATGGTCGAGAAGTTCTACAACGAATATTGCGGCGCGGAACATAAGCCCATGAACCAGGAGTTCTGGGAGTGGGTGCATAAGAAGATGAAAGACCCGCAATATAAGAAGTTCTGGACCTATGACACGGCAAATCCCTTTCATGTAGGGTACGGCGATGGCGCTCAATAATTACGCCAACTTTCAAACCGCCATAGCCGACCAGCTTGCCCGGTCAGACCTTACTACCCAGATCGTCGATTGCATTACGCTATTTGAGGCGGAGGCGTCTTATGAACTATTCCGTATGCGCCCCGAAGACAAAGTTACCATTCTGGTACCAACTGCTCCGTCTGCTATTAACGTCACTGGTGCTGCTAATAATGGCGCGGGTCTTATTCGCATTACACTTACCGGCACTTCTACCCTAGCCACCGGTAATGAAGTATCGGTTGCCGGGGTGCAGGGCACCGTAGAAGCCAACGGGTCTTGGATCATTACCGTCATCGACGGGTTCAACGTCGATCTGCAAAGCTCGGCGTTCGTCAACACCTACACCACCGGCGGCACGCTACAACTGCCACAGGGCACTTGCCAGCTGCCAAGCGACTACATGGGCTGGCGCCGCGTTACTTGGACGGGCTCCCCGAATAGCGATCTTGAGTACGTCCACCCGGCAACCCTGAGCGTGGAATTCCCTACGTTTCTGCCCGTGGTCGAGATTTCCATGCCGCGGGTGTTCACCATTGAGGGCACCACCCTACTGGTGTCCCCGGTAGACACGACCCCGCTTGAGTTTGAGTACTTCGCCAAAACGGCCGCACTTTCCGGCAGCCTGAACTGGCTGTTCACCAATCGAGTGGATGCTTACTGGAACGGCACCCTTGAGCAAATCTATAAATATATCAAGGACTACGACCAGGCCGCTATTTACAAGGGATACAAGGAAGAAATCTTTGCCGAGATCAAGAAGCAGCGGTTCCGGGAAGACGGCACGCTGACAATTAGGGTGTTCGGCTCCAGCTATGGGGCGACGCCGTGAGCCTAGTCCCGTT